GAGAATCCCTTTTTAATCACTTTTAATCTTTTTGATTTTATATGTAAGATATACAATGCTCATTATTGCCACTACACATTGTAATAATAAATTCAATTCTGCCATATATACGCCATAGTTGGCAAAGGATATTGAAGATACTTTTAAACTATCCATTAGTGTTTTCCTCCACCATTTAATCTGCCACTCATGTAGCTAATTTTATCAGATAAGTCATCTACCTCTTTCATAAGAGATTCATGCCTTCTATTTCTTTCATTGGACTGAGACTCTGAATCTCTTTGAATCCTGTCTAACAACTTCAACAAGATTCCTTCTACATTTGCTGTAGTCCCTTCTGCTTTCGCTAAGTCAACAGACATTTTGTCTAGTGCTTCATTTTGTGCAGCTTGAGATTTAATTAGATTGGTAATCATAAATCCAAATAAAAGAGAAATAACCCCTGTTGCTCCAAGCGTACCGTACGCTTCTAATAAAGTCGCTGTATCCACTACTTTTTACCTCTTTTCTTTTTACCCCAGGATAAGGGGTTGATGTTAAACTCTTTTTCATAGAAGGCTACTTTCTCTGCCAGCTCTTGTCTCTCAACCCGTTCTTCCAAGATATGCTTATCAAGTAAGCTCCCAATTTGTTCATCCGCATAAGTAACTTTATCTTCAAGTTTTCTAATCCGACTTTCAATCTGCCAATAACCATAGACCAACATTCCGATAAGAACTGCAATTTGACCAAGCCATTTAAGGTTAATGCTAACAATGGCGTTATCATCAAGAATAGCAGTGCGATAACTTCTGGCTGTATTTGGTTTGTCACTCACTGCTTCCTGATTGTTTCCCAATCATTGTGCAGATAACACCAATTTGAGTTATCAGATACGCGACCATGATACCAATGAATAGTTGAGTCAACATCCATTACTTCTATAAAAACCGAATTTGTAACTGTATCCGATGGTGTAACTGGTAGATTTCCGACTATCCATCCCTGACTTGTGCAACTTGTAAGCAACAGGAATATCATAAGAGGCATTAGTATTCTCATAGATTACGATAAAATCTCCGTTATGCAGCTTCTTGATTTTGTTCTTCACCAATTCCATTTGCTCTTAAACCATCCTCAAATGCCTTTAATCCGAATTGCATTTGAACCAAATTAAAGTTTGTTCTTTGAATTTTGTTCATTAAATCCTGGCGATGTTCCAGCATTGCTTTTACTTCTGGTGACATAGCATCTATATCTTTTTGTGTATACTCTTTTCCGAGTATGTTTACTTTTGGCTCTTCTTTCTTTTTTGCCATTTGTAACTCCTACTTGTTGTTAATTAAAGTTTTTTGAAATCAGCGATTGCAGAGGCTAATCCATCAGATTGTTCTTTTGCTCTTGCCATATCAGCATCATATCTTTCTTTTTCTCCTTCTAATTCTGATAACTTGTATTCTTTTTCACTATCAGCTAAGGCATCACCACTTTCAGCATCCCATTTTTTTTGCACTAAAGTGATGTATGCTTCTTTCTTTTCTGCTACTGCTTCCTGTACAACCTTACCATCTTCATCTTTTACTTCTGAAACAGCTTTTTGTACTACTCTTTCTTTGCTTTTAAAATCGGCTGTTTTACCTTTCCTATCAGCGTATTTTGCCCAATTCATTATGAGACTCCTTTTATTTCTTTTCTAATTCTGTTACTTTTGCAGATAATTCCTGTACTGCTTTTATTAATGGGAATATTAAGTTCCCATAAGTTAAAGTCTTTATTCCACTATCTTGAGTTGGTGCATAAGTTTCTATATTTCCAATACTATGTTTTTTAAGTGCTTCTTCAACTTCTTGAGCAATTAAACCAACTTGAGTTTCAATCGGGTCTGCTGGTTTTTCTACACCCTCTTCATCCCATTTTGAACTTCTTATTTCATCTGGAAAGTCCGCTGGATTTTTATAAATATAAGTTTTTAATTGTAAATCTTTTATAAAATCCAATCCTTTTAAGTCATAGTCTTGAATGTCTTTCTTTGTTCTTTCATCAGAAGAATATGCTGTAATACTTGTAACTTGTGCTTTTATAGCTGTTATACTTGTATTTCCAATAGCAACTTCGTCGTCTCCCGTTCCTGTTGCTCCATATCCAAGCACTAATTGATTTTGTGCCGTTGAACCACTTACATCTGCTACTCTTCCTATACAGGTATTTTCATCTCCTGTGGTAATTGAATCTCCTGCACCTTGACCTACTAAAGTATTGGCGTTAGCTGCACCTTCTAATAAATAACCAGCCTCTTCTCCGATACAAGTATTCCAATTACCAGTAAGTGCAGTTGAATCATTTCCATGACCAGCAAAATAACCCACAAAAGTATTTAGACCTCCTGTTGTATTATTATTTCCAGCCTCATAACCTATTGCTGTATTTGAAGTACCACTCGTCAATTTGCCAAGAGCAAGATGTCCTAAGCCAGTACTTCCTGTATGATTATTAGCACCAATAGATTGCATAACTCCAGTACCAACACCAACACATCCAATAACTTCACCAGTTCCAGCCCTTCCAGCAGAATCGCCAATAAAAATATTGTCTACTGTGGCATTATTATTTAAAGAATCTCCAGCTAAATAACCTATTCCAATATTTCTGGATTCAGTACCATCTAATGCCATCAATGCACCGTATCCTATTGCAACATTTCTATCCCCATCGGTATGTGCAAATAATGCTTGATAACCATAAGCAACATTTTTTTCTCCAGTAGTAATGTCAGCACCAGCTTGTTGCCCAAATAAGCAGTTATAATTTCCTCCACTTGCGATGTCATCTCCAGCTAAATAGCCAAAAATAGTATTGGATGCACCAGAATCATTATTAGTTAGTGAGATTCGGGAGTTAGCATCAAGTTTAAATCTTTGAGTATTGCCCACTTCAAAACTTATTGCACCAGTTCCACCACCATCTGTTATTTTAATTGCATCAGAACCACCTTCAGCCGTTAATGCTAGTCCTGTTGTTCCGCCAGTTATATATAGATAATTATTAGAATGTAAGTTGATAGTTGCTGTGGCTGTAGTATTGTTTGTGCCACTAAATGTTAATCTTTCTTGAAGTTGTACATCACCATTAGTAGTTATTGTAAATCTTGTATCAGAGCCTTCTCTAATTGAGAAAGAACCAGCATCATCACTCAATATGTTGTAAGTAACACCAGTTCCCTCTTCTTGATGTAATGAAATATGAGGTTTAGAATCGTCTGCTCTGAGAATACTTAATGATGCAGTTGGTTGCCCACCTATTCCTAATCTATCTGTATTTAAATAAAGTGGTGATGCTGTTCCATCTCCATCTACTATTTGTATTGCATTACTGTCATTACCAGCAACGATGTTATCTGAATTGCCATTTAATTTTAAAAGTGAGGTATAACTACTCGCTATACTTGATCCTGTTAAACTTGCCATAATATTATCCTAAATCTTCCCATTTTGAGTCTACATTTTCCCATGATTCACTAATAGAGTTCCAAGTGTCATATAGGGTTTCTAACACTTGGTTGTACGCTTTAAATAAAGCTATACCTAATCCTAACATTAGTAAATAAAAATAATTTCGTTTGAACCTGGTGCTGAATCATCAGCAGCATCTACCGCGCCTGTGGCTCTAATCGGTAATATTGATCCTGCATTTGTACCATTAAACTGTACCCAAGCACCATTTATATAAAATTTATAATTCCCAGAAGCACCAACATATACAGCACGACATTCATCGTTTGTAGTATTAGTGTTGGTAATGTTAACCGCAGATGCACCTGGAGTGACTGCCTGTTGTACTGTAAAGTCGCGGTATGTACCCATATTTCCCTCGCTATTTAATGTTTGCAACGCTCTAAGCCTATGGTAAGCATGACCGAGCTGTTAGTTCAATAATATTAACGAGTTAGGGTGTGTTTTGTTCCAAATATTGTTTGGTTAAAGTATTCCAGCGTTGAATGAATTTTTTAGATGTAAAACCTTGAACAGAGTTCATTTCTTTTACAAGTACTTTTCTTTCTTCTTCATTTGCATTAGCATACTTTCTGAAAAAATAATCTGCTCTTGTCACTGGATCTAAGTCTTTACCATCATAAAACCAACCAGGGTTTCGCACATTTCTTGTTTGAGCAGAGAATATAAACCTTTTTAAAATTTTACTTTTATCATCAGAATCATATTGAGATTCTTTTATAGACTTAACAACTTCTGATTTTGTCATTTCACCAGAACGAAATTGCTGCCAAATATTGTCACCAAACTCCCTTCTTACTTTATCCTTAGTATTTTTTTCAATGACTGTTCTTTTTAAGTCTTTATCCCTTTTATATGGATTGGTAAAAGATATAAACCTTCTAGCTCCTGGCATCTTATTTAGCATTTCTCTTGTAAACTCTTCGGTCGCTTCCTCATCTTGCCCCTCAGTAAGTATCTTATAACCACCACCTACTAAATCAGTCCAGATATTTCTGTTAGTAGTAAATTGTTTTACCGCATATTCTGTTCTAGCAGGACTCATTCCTGTTATTTCACCTAAATCTATAAATGCTTTTCCTGTTCTTTTATTAAATTCTGCTGAAGGTTCAACAGGTCTACCTTTATCATCAAAAATTGGCTTCTCTGAAAAGAAATCAACATTATTTCTATATCCTAAGTACGCATCTAATAAAGGCGGTAATGGATCAGCAGTTGGAACTACACTTGCCAAGTCTTTTAGACCTTCCAATACTTGATCTGATGGAACTTTATTATTGTAAGCATAATCAAGTATTGCATCCGTAGAAGAAGCTATTACTCGCTGACCTTGATCTTTAGGTAATCGGTAATACATATACCTTTTATTACCCCTATCATCTTTGTAAAAAAATGGAGTGGTAATAATCCAGTTATCATTTTTTATTCTTTCATCAATTTCTTCATAAGATTTTGGATTTACCGCATTGTTAGCTAACCAGAGACTTGATGCTGTACCACTTATCCATGCAGTTTTTGTGGCAAATGCTTTTGGATCTTTTTTTGGAGCGCGTAATAAACCTCTTGTAGCTTGTGTTGAAGCATTAATATATGGAATCAATGATTCCGCTGCTTTAATAAAAGATCCACCTTGAGCAAAATCTAAATAATTTCTAGCTTCATAAGTTGCTTTTAATGGAGATTTACCATTTCTCAAAGCACGCTCTCTCAATGCTAACCTTACCCAAATTTCACTTGTTTCCCCAGCATATTTTGCCACCTCTTTAAACGCTTCTAAAGCATTAGTCACTTTTCCTGTAGGTTTATAAAACTTACCAAGACCACCTTGATGGGTTAGAAACTCCATTCCGCCACCTTCCATAACATAATCCCTATATCTACCACTTCTACTAAAAGCATCTTTTGCAGTGGAAGTAAGATCTCTTCCTAATTGCAATGCAAACTTTGGTAAGTGTGGAGAATACTCTGTAGTGGTAAACCACATATAAGGTATATCTCTAAAAAAATTTGTTAATGCGAACTCTGGATTGTATCCAGTAGCCATAGCTTTTAACATCTTTGTACCAGAAACATAACTAGCTATAGTTGACCACTGCGCAGTAACCGCTGGATCAGCCAAAACCCATTCATTCGCTAAAGAGTTTTCTAAATAAAATTCTTTTTTCTTACCTTTTTCAAAATAAGATATAGGACTATAACCAGCAGGGACTTTTTCACCCGCTTTTACTTCAATAGCAATACCATTCTTGGGATTTTCCCTAATCATATCACGCATTGCTATATTTGCTTTATTCTTTGCAATACGAGACTGCACCATATTAATATTTCTAAATAGCTTGCCTGCTTGATCCAGGTTGACAGTTTTAGCTGAACCCTCTTCTAATCTCTTTAGACCACTACTTCCAACTGATATTTTCTTTCCACCAGAACTATATGTTATTACTGGATCAACATAATCAATAAATTCTTTTCGTGTGTAGTCTTTATCTTTTAAAAGATTAAATGTTTTTTCATTAATCAAGCCATTATCGTACAATTCTTTTAGGTTTACTCTCATTTCATTAAAAAAACTATCCGCTCTAGCATTTAATTTTTCAAATTTGCGCGGATCATTTTCTTTCATCAATTTTAATAATGCAGTATTTGATTGATAACCACCGCCTACTTTATATCCTGGCTTATATTCTCGTATTGTAATACTTCTTCTTGCTTCTATAATAGTATCGAGTAATTTTCTTTCTTGCTTGGTTAATCCGTTAAATATGCTTTTTGCTGCATCCTCAAATAACATGACAGACTTTGAATTAGAACCTAAAGCTAAATCATGCAGCATAGCTGCCTGTTCACCAAGCGCACCTTTTTCTCTGACTGCCTTTTTTACATTGCCAGAAACATCTACAGTTTTTGCAACTAAACTCTTCTTCAAATCTTCCCATGATCTTTTATTAAAACCTTCCATTTCTTTAAAAGATTGCTCATAAAACTTTTGTGCTTTTTCATGTAAGCCTTTTGACTCAGGCAATAAAATAATATCACTGCTAGAATCAAGATATAATTTATCTAGTTGTTGTTGACTTAATACCTGACCAGGTTTTCTATTGGTAAAATATTCTGGTCTATCACTTGGGGTAATATCAATCTTTACATCATAACCTAGCTGTTGACCTTTAATCCTATTATCTTCAATCAATTCTTCTATTTTACCTATAGATCTATTAATCTGTTGCCTTTGTGTTCCAGTTAAGTTTTGATTACTTAGTTGTAACTGTTGACTTTTTAAAGTTTCCTGTAGATTTACAATTTCAGCATTAATCTTTTCAATTTTAGGTGAAGTCTTTGGAGCGAGCAAAGGAGTCTCTAAAGGTTTAGGTCTCATTTTAAATCGCTCTTTAACAAGCTGATTAAACTCAGTATTCTTTACCTTATCTCTTGCGATTTGCTGCAAGGTTTCTGCAAACTGAGGATTGTCTTTAACCACTTGTTCTGCGGTATTAGTAAACTCTTTTATTTCTTTGTCAATTTCTTTAATGACACTAGCCTGATTAACTTTTCCTTTAGGCGCAAGCAATGCCTTTCTAACACCAGTCAAAAATGTAGCATGAAACAATGGAGATCTCTTTATTTCATCCCAACCTTCCCCTCTTTTATCAGGATCAGCTAATTTTAACCAATTATCTGTCATCTCTTTTATTGCTGAACCTAAGGATTGAATATGAGCTACAGGGTTTGGATTCTCAGCAACAGTCATAAATCCTACAGGAGCTGCTGCTGTAAATAACAGTAGCTCTTTAGCAACTCTTCTGGAAATTGGATCTTCCTCTTTAGGCTCTAAATACTGTAGCATTGGCTCAAACTGATATGCAGTAGCTTGTCCTTTTATATCTTCAGCTCTTTCAGGGTTTTCTTTAAAAAACTGAATACGCTGTTTAGACTGACTCCATGATTCTCTTAAACCATCTAAAAACCCATCATCTTCCTGTTTAGGTGGCTCATCTGCTGCTGCTGTAAAATAGTATTGAGGTTGTTTCACACCTTCAATTTTATTAGGCAGATTTATACCAATAGATTCAATCTGTGCTTGTTCTTCCTTAGAAGGGTTTTGCTTTAATAATTTAAGTGAATTATCCTGATCAAATTGACTATCATTAATTTTTTGATTATATATTTGTAAAAAAGACTGTACTTCAGGGCTGTCTTTTGGTAATCCAGAATAATTAGAATAAAAAGTAGCGGGATCATTTTTAGAAACATCAAGAATATTATCAATAATATCTTCTCCAGCTTTTATTCCGCTATCAAGGCTATCAAACTCAAGTAATGTATTACTTCCATCCATTACCCTTCCACCCATGCCTCTTATTTTATTTATATTAGCTTGTGTTCTAGGTAAGTTAACACCGTAAGGATTGTTTTTAGCAATGCTGTTTTCTTGTCGTTTTACAGAGTCGTATATAGCTTGTTTAAAATTAACACCTTCACTCTGTTTGGGAAATAACTCAGGTCTTGCTTTCTGTAAAATTTGTGTTACTTGATTGTCATTTAAGCTAGACAGATCTGGTCTTTTGGCTCTATAAAGCTCAATAAGTTTTTGAGTATTATCAGCCATTACTTTGCATCTATGCGATAATTTTCTAAGTTTGTTTGATCCCCACCTGTAAATGTTAATTTCCCAAGATCCTTATCATCAATAATAGTACCTGGAGATAACTTAATTTCATTATTCATTGCTTGACCCAAAGAAACTGAAGTAGATAGTGAAGGAGAAATAGTCTCTGGAATTTCATCAAAAAGAGTTAAAAAAGCAGGTTGAGATTTTGTTGGCACAAGATTTCCTTTTGCATTAGCAATTTGAGCTTCTGTTGCAAATTGTTCTTCACCTGTAGCCTTATTTAATACCTTTTTTGTAGCAGGCTGTTCTGGCGTACCAAATGCAATATTTGGATTACCTTCTACTTCAGATTCTGTTGCTTGCATTAACTCGCCAGTATTTTTATTGTATGCCCTGTATTTCTTTTCTTCTTTTACTACTCTTGGAGCGCGTGAAACTTCTTTCCAACTTGGTTTACCAGTATTTTGATCCATTGTGTATGATTCTGTAACAAAGTCATTTCCTACCTTTCTTTCTCTAATCTCTCCAATTTCATACTTTTTAACTGGAAAACGCTCTTCAGGTATCATGGCATTAAATTCTGTCTTACCAATATTCTGAAGAGATGAATCGTTAAAAACACCTGTTGCGGTCACTGCATCATCTAAAGATTCTACGCTAGGATATTTTAATGCCTGAATCTGTAAGGTGTTTAATTCTCTCTTGACTTCTGGATCATTTGTTAAATTTGCTAATTGACCTATATCATTAGATTTTGTTCTTAATTCTTGATCAAGTATTTTTTGTTGTTTTTTCCTTTCTTCCCTTTCCTTCATAGCATTTTGCAAAGCGGTAGTTCCACCTTGTATTGCTCCTGCTGCAAATGCACTCGCGACAGCTTCTGCCATATTTGGTCTTTTCTTTACTTTAAATTTAAAAGCCATATTAAGTTACTCCTCCTGGTTCTGATCCTCCACCACCTGCCAGAGCATTTACTGCTAGTGTACCAAGTAATGTTGCTCCTTGACCTAAAACACTCTCCCACCACTCAGGTTGAGAATCTAATTCTGATTGTATTCTTGCTCTGTCTGTTGATGACTGCGTTAAAAACTTACTCATAGCATCAGCAAGTTGAGCTTGATTGTATTCAGCACTAATTTCTGTAGGGACAAATTGAGCTAACTGTTCCTGAGTTTTTGCCTTACTACCTGCAAGTAAATCTTGTAATGTTCTACCAGATTGCTCTTGTATTTGTGGTGTTATAGCTTCTATCTGTGCCTGATCACCACCTGACCCTAAGATAATTCTTTGAAGATTACTTAGCATTTGCCCCTGCCTTCTGGCAGATACATTTTGAGCAAGATCTTCTCGTAACCTTCCTGCTTCTGTAATCCGATCTTCAAACTTAGAAACATCTTCTTCTAAACCTTCTCTGCGCTCAATTTCACGATTTGCAGCTTGTGCCTCTTCAGCAGTGGTATAAGTTGTGCCATCTGATGCAGAATATGTTTTATCAGCATTCCATTCTATACCCTGACTGGCTAGTGCATTTAATTCCCTAGCTTTATCGTTTGCATTGGCAAGAGCTTCTGGTTGTTTTCTACCTTTTGTACTATAGCTCAATCCCACACCCTTATTATCATTTTCTGTATCAATGATAACATAAGCCTTTGTGTACCTGTCTCCCCAAATATTTGTATCAAACTGTGGCATTACCTGATATCTACCCATAATTCACCTCTTTAATGTTATATAACTCTTTATTTTTATTAAGTTTCATATTACCTCTTCAAATATCATAATTCCATTTAATGATGCTACTTTACGATTTGTAGGATTATTAACAGTGGCTGTCATAACCCAATGTCCAAATTTTGGAATAATAATATTAGAAAAATCTTCATTATTGTAACGCGTATAAGAACTTACAACTGTAGATGTCAATGTCTGACTCAAAGTACCTAGACTAGATAAAGAAGTGTCGTAAGCAGTTCCTGACATTACAATACTTGTTGAGCTGCGGTCATCACTACCAGAAGTAATATGAGTTGCGGTAATAATAACAGTTTTTAATTTACATCTAAAGGGGACAACCGCATGACCGTTAGCACTACCTAAAGTGGCAGTTGCTGTCCCACCAATAATTTTATCCATTAAAGATTGATCTTGAATACCTGGAACAATTACTGCACTACCAATGTATGTATCTCCACTACTTGAATCAGTAAAAGATCTAGCGTAAAATGGGAAATTAAAGGTTCTTGGAATGGTACGATTTAAAATTCGTGTAATATTTGCTGAATAACGCGTTAATAAAGATACAAAATCATTATTAATCTCTTCATGTATAACATTCTTGTCTATTGTATCAAATTCTAAAGTTAATTCAGTATAATTCCATTCCCCTTGTAGCTTAACTCCAAATACCTTTTTTCCATTATTGATACATACACACATATCCCCATCGCTACCTTCTCCACTAGAATACAATCCATGCTTTAATGGTAGCAAGGTATCTTGTTTTGTTTCCAGTTCAGTAAAAAGTAAATCCTGTGTTACATCAGACATTATGGATTACTCCCTAATAGATCATAATCAATATCAATAGATTCTAATTTTAATTCTCTTGTTGCTGATGTGATCTTTACTGATAAAGTCTTACCCACTGCACGCATAGCTTTACTAATATTTACAATACTAGACTTAACGGGAAAGGTTAATGTTTCCGTTGCAGATGATCCTGTTCCTGATTCTCCTGCATAGATTGTCACTGTTAATTCAGCAGCAGATTGATAAGTGATATTAATTTTTTTAAATCTTTTTTGTAACTCTGGCGAACCAAAATCAAAACGCTTAGTAGTAACCGTTAAATTATCCGTATTCTGAGAGCCAGTACCTACAACCCTTACTGTTGATGCTCCTGAAGTAACATTAAAAAACTGAGCGCGTAGACTTGTACCATATACATAATTACTTCTAGTGCGAATATTAGTCGCATCAATAGTACGCTTAACCCAACTTCCATTATCCAAATTCATTACATAAATAGAGGAATCATCTGCATCATACATGACATACAACTCATTATCTAAAGCATTATATCCGACAGCAGTTTGATCAAAGGTTAACGCCTGGTAAGTATATCTAATATTAAAGGTAAGTTCGCTGGTTTGTGTAGGGGTTACACTAAATACACCTACTTCACTTGCACAGATTAATCCAAGCGGTGACTCAATGACCGCGTGCTTATGTACTGCGCCTACGCCCTGAAAAACCCTCTCTAATTGATGGCGTTGATTATAGACATAAACATGATTAGTTTTAAAAACAAACAATTTATCTCTATATGCCATTAAGCGCGTGATCTTATCGCCATCATTTCTACCAATATCAAAATATTTACCAGCCATCACTGCATCTAACATAAAAGGATCAGTAAAATATATTCTATTTTTTTCTCTAGCAGTTTGATCATTCTCATCAACAGTATCTATATCGGCATAATAACCGCGATGATTTACTACAGCAGAAGTATTCCATTTAATTTCTGCTAACTTTGCTTTTGCAGCTCTACCAGTTAATGAGCTATATGTAGCTAATTTTAACCCATCAAAAGGTATATACCATGTAGTGACCTTATCGCTTAACGCGCTATGTGTAGAAATCCGATTTTGTTGAATAACATTAGATGTAGTAGCAGCATAATTATTGACACGATTAATATTATTATACTTTCTAAAATTAATTTTAGAATTAGTATTAGTAACGGAAGTAATAGGAGTAAAAAAAGAACTCAATCTATTGAACTGGGTTCTCATATTACTGCTATCATTGGTTTCTTTACGAGATAAAATTGCTATACCACTACTGGTGTTACTAAAGTTATTATTTTGACCGCTCCAGTAACTTGCATTTAAAGTAAATTGAGGAGAACCTCCATCTACTGCATTAGTTACATCATCTGTCGCAACTGAATTAGGGCATGGTAACCAGTACCCATAATTTTTTAAAGCATATTCATTATATACATTAGAAGAATAAAATGGTGATAAACCACTATCTCCAGTAATATTATTATCAGGTAAACTAGCAAGAGGACTATCAGAATACCCTCTATTAATATCTAAAGTATCTACTAAATACCAGTCTACATCATCTTTAGGTTGCCAATAGATATTTAACCCAGTAATTCTTGGATTATGATAACCAGCAGATGTAATACCATTTAATACTAAATTAATCGCTCTACCTTTTTGTGGTGAGCTACGATAGAAAATAGATGCTCCAGAAGCGTGTTCTTTTGCTTGAGAATTTAACTGACCGCGCCTAACATACAATGTGTTACTACTAATTGCGGTAATAAACATCACTTCTTCATCAATCTTGATATAAGTATAGGTTGAAAATAATGTTCCATCTGATACGCTTATATCATCTTCTGTAAGATCTAATGCTTCAGTAGTAGTACCATTGCTATCTGATTCTTCATCTGAACCTTTTACTACTTCAAAACCAGTAATTCCTATTTCACCATCACGATTTAATGATAAAGAAGACTCCTGTACATAATCATAAAGATAGGTTACTGCCCATCTATCTGCTGGATCAAATGTTTCATTATCCATAGCATTAACCCAAGCATTATGTTCATCACTCTCTGTATCGGGAGTAGAACTAACAGAATACTTTGTTCTTGGTTCATACACAAATAAGCCAACATCGGTATTATTATTTAAAGTAGTAAAGGTTAAAGTTTGTTCATCTAAGTCACCACCTGTTGTAGCAGCACTAATGACAAAGTTGTTATCATCTGTAATCTGTGTAATATATGCACCAGAGGGGATATTACCGCCTGCAACTACCATACCTACCGATAAACCTAATGTATCATTTTCTGTGGCGATAGCGGTGCTATTATTATAACTACAATCTGATAATGAAATTAAGCCATCGTGAGCCATATTCATCTTAACAATCGTAGGTGGTTCTAATTTTGCATCTTTAACATACCAATCATTAATTGTACCATTATGTGTTACCACCGCAAATCGAGGAACTTGTGTACTGGCATCTGTATTGGCATCTCCTAAAGTAATATTTTGTCCAAAAATATCTCTTTTAATATGACCAAACCACTTTGTAGTGTTGGTAAAGCTACCATCAGATATTCTTAATATTTGGTTATGAGCTAAAAAATCATATATAGGTGATCCAGACCACCCTGTAGTGATATCAGTAAATGTTCCACCGCTACCATCTGCTGTATCTTGCCTACGCAATACAGTGCCATTTCCCATCACCCACCAACGAGTAGATGTATCAGCATCTGCTGCATTTTTTTCAGTTCTATATAAAATTAATTCTGTCTGAACATCAGTTAAACTGGTAATACCACCGCTAGAATCAGAATCATTCAAAAACTTTTCTAAACGACCTGGCTTTCTATTTCTTACATTTTCAAAAGCAGTATATTGATTTTCTGATATATCAAATTCAGATTGATTTGTGACTAAACCACCTGAGAAATTCCTAATTTGCAATCTTGGCATTAAAAATCCTTATAATTAATGCTAAACTTTGGCTCTCCTGATCTACGCTGACGATCCATTACTACTTTTTCTTTCCATTCTAACCATTCATTCTTGAAATACGGTATCATATTCATATCTCTAAGTCTTTCTGCTGTTTTCCATGCTCCATAATAAATTAAACATTCGTGATAACGAGTATCTATCATAGGTACATCTGAATCACCAGATAATGTAGTAGGTAAATGATAGTAATATACTTTGATTACCTTAACTACTTGAGGAATAGGAAAGATTCCTAAGTTGACATCGTTAATATAATATCCATAAGCAGAAGGCATTTGGACATCACCGACATCACTGGAAATATTATGAATCTGATCCATACCAATACGAGTCATTTGATCACCATCAAAGTCTACTCGATAAATACGAGTCATATTTGCAAGATTCTGGCTTGTGTCGCTAGTTCCAGGAGCGGGATTTTCTACAACTGTCCATGTATTTACTGTAACACCATTACCAGTAAGTATTTGGTATTCTCCAGTACCTGCAACACTATTTCTTGTTGCATATCCATAAAACAAATTTGCTTCATCAGCTAAAATAATTTGACCTTTATTTATCAAATCTGTTAATACAGCATCTGCAACTACACTGGTATCTTCTACGCCAGTAATATTTCTTATTTCGGTTCTAATTTGAGTTAATGTCATAATCTCTCTAAGGCGGGGCGAGCAAAATGCCCGCCCCTTAGTTAGTTACTGATTACAGATCAGTACGCTTACTGATATACTGAATACAACCATAGTCCTTACTGTTGAAAGCAGTCCTAGATACACCATATATCTTACCACCTGCAACACCGAGCTTATTACCATAATCAAATGATTTTTCCACCCAGGTCATATCACCAACATTACCCATACAGCCAGCACCTGCTCCTAAAAACAAGTTTCTTGCACCTGCTTGACTATTATAAGTACCTGTTGTAATACCTTCATGCTCATGGATTACTACTCCATCATAGATTCCTAAAGAACCTGTGAATAGAGGGTTATCATCGCCACGAACATTCGCTTCACGCTGTGCTTGTGTCCATCCATCTAACTTAAAAAGGTCATACGCAACTTCAGGGTGAATTAAAAGAACATAATAGTCTTTTCCTTCTACCTTAATTGGCTTCATTTTCCAAGTTCCAGTTCCACCAAGCTGTGCAATACGCTTTAATCTGCTAATATCTTCCAACTGAATCTGACCATTAGAAGCTAAACTTCCAGATTGGTCAGAATTACTATAAGTTGAACCAGCAGAAGTAACAGCAAGTACATTACCAAATGTACCTGAAGTAGCAGTCATAGCTGAAAAGATTTGTGCATCAATATCTTCTGCATATACTCTTTTTAACTGAGACATAGCTTCATTTCTAAAGTTGTAAAGAACTTTACTATTGTCAAAGTTACCTGCGTTTGTTACACCAAATCTTCTTTGAGAAGTGGTAACTGTTAAAGAGTAGCTTGACAAACCATCTTCGTTACCTTCTAAAGAAGAATCACCTGTAACTACTGTTCCTGTTAATCCTACAAGACCAAAAGTAACATCTTTACCTTTGCCTTCATCCATCGCCTTTTCAACGATCATTGATTCAAATGTGTCCCCCATGAACTTAGAGAAATAAATCTCTTTTCCAACTTCATAAGCAAGTTGCTTCGCCCATCTTGATACATTTAAACCTGATGCCCATTCATGTGCCATAGTTCATACCTCCTTACAGGTCTTTACTAGCAACGTAACGACACCATATCATTACCTTTGCTGTGTCTGCTGCATTTACAAATGTGACATCAATAGTATCAGCAGAAGAAAAATATTCTCCACCTGCTTTTGCTCCTGCGCCATCTTCAAGACTATTGTATACAGCGTTTGCTACATTTCCATCTACTCCATCAAGAAATCCATCTGGATCAGATGCTCCTACGTCTATGGTCATTGTTGCACCTTCAGCAGTCATTATTAAAAGTCCTACTTCGGTTACTAATGTACCAGCAGGGATGCTTAAAGCCTCCCATTGATCGCCTGCACCAATATTTACTGATGCGGTATCTAAAATAGCTGACATAAATCCCTGAGGCACACCAAGTTGACTCACAGATGATAGAAAGCTATCTGAATAAGCCTGGTCTACAGCCATCTTATCCTCCTTCTATTAATCGTTCATTAACCAGCAGAAGTCTGTTCTAAAGCCTTTCTACGGACATCTTCAGGTAGTTTATTCCAATCTGCCTGAGAGATGGCATCAAAGTCAATCGCAGTTTTATTCCCACCAGTAGCGTTAGAAAGTGTTGTTGGCACTTCATCTGCTTGGGTGAGTTTTTCTGTGACTTGTTTTACGCCTTCCGTTTTTGCTTTACTCTTCTCCTGGTTTAAAGTCATAAGCGTGTACGCATCTTCAATTTGTGCGATCCCACGCTCATCTCCGAATTTGGCAACAGCTTGGAGTGCTTCATTGGACATATCAGGGTGTGATTTAATAAAACCATCAATCATATCCTGTTGAGCTTGCTTCATTCGTTTCTCATTGATCTCTCTTTCTTGTATTTTGCGCTGTTCAGCGAATTGTTTTTCTACGATTTTAGAGATATGTGGGGTGAATGAATTAGCATCATACGGATCTAATTCTGGTAATTCTGGCTCTACTTTCTGTGGAGCGGTATTTACCCTGATTTCATCAAGTGACTTACGCAGTTCACCAAGTTCATTGGTCTGCCTGCCATTGAGTTCCTGAAGATTCCTATAAGACTTATCTGTATTTGAAGCATATTCTACCAACTCATCCACAGAAGAAAATTCTTTGTCTCCGACTTTGTAGCTTTGTGTTTCTGCAACAGGTGTCTCTGCTGTTTGCTCTGTTACATTTGATTCTGGAGAATCTGTGGCAGTGCCATCCAATTCTTTAGCCTCATCAATGTAGTTTACTTGCTCTTCCATTGTACCTTGTCCTTTGTTTCGGGGGTGTTATGAATCACGATTTATCCTTACCAGCCATAGGCTGCATTTGCTGCGCTTGCATTTGTGAGGATCGCTCTTCTTCAAATTTCTCTAGGATTTCCCTTCCTGCATCCATGTCGGAAAGCTCTACATAGAGCGGGAATAAACTCGAAAATCCATTCCTGACAAGTTCGCCCACCTGCTGCGCTTTGGCAGCTTTCATTGTAGGTGAGTTCTCGCCCTTATCAAGAACAATATCAAATTCAAATTTTTCAAAGTTGGTTAAAAACCTTGCTATAGTCTCATTAATAACTGCTAATTCTTCAGGAGACTCTGCTTTTTCGGTTTCTGCACCAATAATTCTTTTAATTTTATCTGGAGTATAAAATTGTTGCATATTTTTCAATGCCTGCATCAGAACAGTGGTCTTAGTCATATCTAAGTTTTCCATCTGCTCTTGCAAGGTCATCATACCTTGTCGTATTCTGGTCTGGGCAGCAATACCACTTTCTTTTGTTGATGTAGCAATACCCATCATAGGATCAGTAGCACCACTAATTTCTTTGGCATCAAACTCCGCCTTTTGTTCCATAGCAGCAATACTACCTACGATAGAAAGGTGAGAGTTTGACCATTGTTGCATAAAATCTGTTACTCTTCCTTTAAAGCCAGGAATACCAATCCACCTACCTGATGTAGATGCTTCATTCATTTCTTCCTGTGAAACCTTATTACCAGCGAATACACCACCACCTCTAGGTGATCGGTTAATAATATCTAACATCTGTGAACGTCTTTTATCTTTTTCACGCTGTGGGTCTTTCATATTTTCTACAATACCAAAGGTTTCAATATAATCGCCCATATCTTCAAAGTGATAAAAGTAAGGAATCAACGGAAATTCGTTGTGCATATACGGATTTTTCTTTTTTTCCTGTAAAATGTGCATACCAGCCGATAAAGTCACATAGGTTTTGGGAACTACCCTGCTAATAACACCAAAATCTGTTCTCATAGGTACGTTTGCAGCCTCTTCAAGAGCTTGTAACTCTTTAATTTGCTTTTCTGCTGCTCTTTTTGTGTTAAAACCGTTAGGAGAAATTCTTGCAGAGGCTTTATTAATAATAAAATGCTCTTTTTCGTACTCTCTGTTCCACATTTCTAAGACTCTGACCTTTCTATGAGCAGGATCTAAATGATATGCAGGGTTAATCGGTTCAGCATTACGGTAATAACTACCAATTTCTTCTCCGATTTCGGCAGGTAAATCCATAAAACTATCTATAGTTTCTAATTCTCCTACTGCATCTGGGTACATAGAGCGTAACTGATTTAAAGTTAGGTACTTAGTACGCGCTAAATAATTCCAATCTTTTGTATCTGGAGTTCTACATTCAGGATCTATATGAACATTTGCCCACGACTCTCTTTTGATTGTCAATTCACCGTCATAATATTTCCCTGGTTCTACACATACATCAATCCAGCCTCTTCCTGTAATCACACCATCTTTAAATACGCGACTGAATAAGCTCTGTAATTTGCGATTTCTGTCTAAATGATATAAAAGAGCAGTCGTGAGCATAGCTTCATTCTCATCATCAGACTCTACAGGGCGCGCCTTCCATGAGGATCTACCCTGTCTTTCTACTCCAGTCACTAAATTGACCTTTGGTAAAATAATATTTAACTGTAATGGTGGTCTACCCTCTGCTCGTAATGTTTGTAGATCCGCTTCTTCCCATTGACCAGTTCCAAAACTACCTGTATAAAACCGTGCTGATTCTTCTGCTGCATCCATCCAGTGAGAATCATTCTCTAACATGGCTTCAAAAACTTCATGTACTTCGTGTAAATTCATGCACTCATCCAACTTGTTCGTTTATTTTGTGAAAAACCCCATAAACCGTAATCATCACTAGGTTCGTGGGGAGAAAAGCTATCTTCGACATAATGTACGAGATACCTAAGACAGTCCATTGCGTGATCGTTTTTCTTAACGGGTTCTTCTGGTAAGTTCTTATTTTCAAATCCGTGTTTAAGTTCCTTCCACTTATAATCAACGATTTCTTCGAGCAAAGGTTTCATATTTAATTTATTAAAAAACAATAACTTAGAGCGCATATTCTCATCTACCTTCAGATATGATGACACTCTTTCAAATCCAGCACGCTTATCATTCTTTGCTTTTTCCCATTCAATTCCATAGTCATACCACTCATCTGCAACACTATTACCATCTCTTTCTGTGCGTACAATACTAGGATCTGCTAAAAAAGTGTAGTTAACCCCGCGCTTTAACCTGCGTTCTACCTTTGGAACTAACATTTCTATGGTATGCTCTTC